TTTTTAAATATATAATATATGGGAAATCAACCTTCAGCACAAAAAACAGATGAAGACAATAATTCAGAACTTAAACCTAAATCTATTTCTCAAATCCTTGATTACATCGCAACTTATTATATCCTCACCATGGATTTTAAAAGTTTAAGAAAATTATACGATAAAGAATATTGCGATAAATTAGTTATTTTAACCTCTGATATTGTGCAACGCTATTTTACTGACATAGAAATCACATATTTAGCACAACGAGTTAAAAATGGCATTGAAGTTAATGAAATTGATAAAGACAAAGTTATCTTTTTTGATAAAGATGACTTAGCCAAATTGGATATTCAAAACTCGATTAAAAAAAAACGTATATGTCTCGGAATTGCCAAGTTTTACATTAAAATCGCTCACATCTTTGCCGCTATTGTTACAACTATTAATCCTATTTATGTTTATAAAGATTCCGATGGAAACACCATAAGAGCCTCATTATATGAAAAAGGTAAAATACCAAAGGGTGTACCTAGAGACATATACAAATTAAATATTTGTGATAATAGAATCAATGCTTTAAAAAATAATCATTCTTTAGACCCCGATTCTGAAGGAAACATCTATATTGGACCCAAAGTTTGCAATGTTAATGTTAATGATAAGGGGGAAGATAAAACGTTAGCCGAAGAACCAGGCATACCTGAATTACTTGAATTATACTATGATGATAATTATGATTTTACTACTGGAAAATTTAATGGAATGTCTGAAAAAACTAAAAAAACATTCAATGACGACCTTAAAATTTTTTACAATATATTCACAGGAAAAAATGATATGCCACCAGAAATAACGAAGTTTAGTGATATTAAATTAAGAGATTACCACAGAATGCCTATATGTCAAGGTTCTAACCCAATATTCGAACGCAAATATAAAGGTCCTTTATCTAACAAATTAATTAAAAATTATGCGGATAACTTGAAACAAATGATTACAAAAGCCAATAACAATCAAAATGCATTATTATCTATTATTAATCAAATATTCACTTATACTATTGATCCACAAACCAAAAAAAAACAAATCAGAGTAGTACCCACTTTAACTGAAGAACGATTACAAGAAATCGTCGTTGAAACCAGAGCATTAATAATTAAATTATATTTAACATGTGAAATGGATTACGTTAATAGTCTTAAATTATTTGAAGTTATTGTTGAGAAGAAAATTTTTGAAACATCTCAAAACCAAGTGGAAACACTACAAAAAATGAAAGATACACTAAATGTCGAAGACTTTATCCCTGAACCCGCTGAAGTTGCTGAAATTAAACAAAATGCACAAGAAAATATTATTAAAGCCGAACAAAAAATAGAAGAAGTCAACAAAGAAATCACTGAAAAAAAAGAAGAAGTACAACAAAAACTTGATAATATTTCTGGAAACAAAGATAAAGAAACACCTCCGCCACAAGAACTAAAACCACCTGTAAATCTTAAAGAAAAACAAGAAACAACTGAAGAACCAGATAAAAAATAATATTGTTATAAATTATGAACCCTCTTTGTCCTTTATACAACGGAACTAATTTAAATTTTACTGGGTCCAAAAATCCATATGGTCTTATTCAACAAGGTGGAAAAAGAAAAACTGGTAGAAGAAGAAAAACTGGTAGAAAAAGAAAAACTGGTAGAACAAGAAAAATTGGTAGAACAAGAAAATACAAATATTAAATTTATTTAGGAGGTGTAAAAAAATAAAATATTTAGAAAATATATAAATGGCAAAAACTAGAAGCCAACGTCGCACTCGCAAACAAATTTACCGCGCTCGCGTTAAATCATCACATTGTCGTGGAAAAAGTTTTACCACATGTAGACGAAGAAATGGGTGCAAACGCACCAGAGCCGGAAGAAGAGTGTCATATTGCAGACGCCTTACTAATCGTCACATATAAATAATATACTATCTTTACTTACATAATATAATATTATTAACAAAAATGAATTCATAAATTAACAACTGTATAAAGACTCGTTTTCTCTAATACTTCCACCACATGACCCATATACTGATTTATATTTATGTGCTTTACATGATTTCATAAGACATTTTAGTTGGGTTCCTTTTTTTGCATACGCATACTTTTGTTCTAAACTATGATTATAATTTGGTTTACGGTGTTTTCTAGTTTTATTTGGCATTTTATATTATTATTAAATAATATAAATTTTTATTAAATTTTTATTAAATCTGTAATTTTTGTTATACAATAACGTAAGAAATTGTATATTTACATACGTCCTACAGCGGCAGCCTTGGAAGCAGAAGCAGAAGCAGAACGTCCGGCAGCGGCAGCCTTGGAAGCAGCGGCAGCCGCAGCCTTAGCAGCAGAGGCAGCCTTGGAAGCGGAAGCACCACGAGCAGCGGAAGCAGCCTTGGAAGCAGCCTTGGAAGCAGAAGCAGCCGCAGCCTTAGCAGCAGAGGCGGCAGCAGCAGCACCACGAGCAGCGGCACGCTTCATTGTTCGTGAAGCGCTGCGAGAACGACGAGCGGATCTAGATCTAGAATGAGAACGACGACGACGAGTAGCCATTTATATACTACCCTAAGAAAAAATAATTTTTCTAAATAAACAAATTATTTTTAAATTAATTAATTAAACAAATTACCAAATAGTATCCGTAGTTTTCCAATACATTTTATCCTTTTTCTTAATATTATAAAGACTTCTAAATAATTCTAAACGAGAAATTGGACAATTTGTTCTATATTTATCCATAGGATGTGGATTTGTTTTTAGTTGCGCTTTTACCGCATCACTAAAAATTACTTGACGCGATTGTACCGCTAAATAAACGAGGAATGCCTGAAACGATAGATAACGAATAGGAACAATATCATCGTTTTTATCTTGAAAATCTCTTAAATATTCTTGGCAAATCGCTAAACCAGAAATATCCGCTAAATTTTCTCCAGTGCTTAAACTTGCATCCATTTCTATTCCATCGTATTTTGCAAATGTCTCATATTGCTTGATTACATCTTTTACCTTTTTATTAAATATATTTCTATCGTGTTTTGTCCACCAATTATGTAAGTTACCTTTATAGTCATATTTACTACCTAAATCATCTAAACAATGAGACATTTCATGACTTAATGTATATCCTATATGCGCTAAATTATATTCTATTCCTCTTTCATCTAAATCTATAAATGGTTTTTGCAAATATGCTAAAGGAACATAAATAGAGTTTTCTGTTGGAGTATAATATGCATTTACAATATAAGATTGTTTACCAACCATTTTAAATACTTCCCAGTCGATTACAGGAATATCTACTTCAGTTGATTTACCATCTAATTCAATTAATTTTTTTGCTCTCCAAATAGCAATTAACTGTAGATTATAATAAGCATTATCATTGCTGTAATCTAATATTGGGTCTTCTCTTAGAATTTTAGGACTACCAACTTGTAATTTAATATGTTCTAACTTTTGTAAAGCATATTTTTTTGTTGATGGAGATAACCATTTATTGCGTTTAATAATTCTTTTATACACTGTTAATAAATCTGATGCCATATTATGTGTGTAATCTATGTATTGTTGTTTTTTGTTTCTATCGATATATTCATTTGTTAAAAATGTGTTAAAACAAAAAGATAAACCAAAGATTGGATATATTTCTCTAGGATATGGAACCGGTTCTCCTCTTATGAATTTCCCGTGAAACTCAAAATAAACTATTCGCCATTCACTATGAAAACGCATGATCTGTCTTAACAACATGTATAGGTAATATGTCCTCCACTTTTTATTTTTCCAAGCATTATCTTTTGACAAAGTATCAATTATACATGTTAAGTAATTTGTGCTGGTGCAAATAAATTTTTGTGGTACATCCTTGTATCCAACACTTTTTGCAAATACTTCCCAATCAAAACCATATTTTTTTAGTGCTTCGCTCTTAGTAACAACATTATATCCATCTTCTGAATCATCTTTTATAACATCACAACCGAGAGCCAATAATAATTCATATTCACATTCCCAAACATCTTTGGCGTTCAATCCATTATCCTTACCTAAACATAATTCAAACATTTTAGAAATAAACTCTAAGTATTTATGTTTAAATTTCTTTTTGTATTCTTGTTTACTTTGGTCGTCTTGCGGATCTTCGATATAGATTTCGTAATCATAAATGGTTAGTCTTGGGGCTGAAATAGTTGATATATATTTATTTACATTTTTTTCATCTCTAAAAACATTCCAAACTATAGGACAACCCCATGACACTATTTCATTTTGATTTACATCGCCCAAAAATTCAAACATTGTATCTTTTGACAATAACTCATCTATTTTTTCAACAACCTTATGGACGTATTCTTTTGCAATTTTTGAGTCTAAATTATATAAAGAGTTGTAGACCTTTTTAATTGCATTTGCTTTTGGTGAATTATTTTTTTTGATATAATCTTTAACAATATCAATTAATTCATAATATACTTTTTCTTGTGTAACTCTAAAACTATCTACTTGTACATAATATTTTTTCTCTTGTTTTAGTTTTTCTGTTTGTGATGTAATCCATTGATAGTTTATATATGTATAATAATCATCTTGTGGTCTGTATTTGTGTGGTGTAAATGGTGTCTTAAACATTTTGATTAATTCATCTTGAACTGTTTTATCATGTTGATCTAGTTTATCTTTAAATTTTTCTTCATATTCTTCCTCAAAACGATTGAATGAATTGGCGTGTTCTTGACAAATTAGTTTAAGTTGTTTATCGTCCATTTTACACTTTTTTGTCTTGTTTAACTTATTTTGTCTAGACCTTTTTTTACTAGCCATATATATATATATATATATATATATATGTATATTATATTATTATATTTTATAAAAGTTATAAAATACAAATTTCTTCTAAATTAGTTTTTATTGATTGTTGTTTCTTGGCTACATTGATTATAATATTATTTATATTTTTAATTCTTTCTCCTTCAGTTAAACCATTCATTGAAACCCCAAAATACTTTTCAAAAAAGTTGTTGTTCATCGATGGACGTTGAAAAATTGTAAAAATGAGAAATAGTTATTTTGAAACCAACTTAAAGGGCTTTAAGTTAAAAAAGAATATATATTTGAAAACAACTTTGTAACTTGTAAAGAAAACTGATGCGTTAAATTGGCGTCCCATTCCACGTCAATTCAATGTCCGGTCTTATGCTACGGATATACTCAATTACATTTTGAATGCCTTTATGACTTTTTAATATTTCCCCATAAATTACTCTTGATTGTATATTTTCAACTATACACTTATCAATCTCTTCATCACGTTTATAATATGATGAAGCTCCACCATTTACATAAACAATTTCTCTATTAGGTATACCTATTAGACATAATGTTCTGTAATTGCCGTCAGTTAATTCTGTGTTGGGACATTTTGAACTAGCCAATGCAAATAAATACCAAATGTCAAAAGTTTTAATATTTCTACATTTACTTAGGCAAGATAAATCATATTTAATTCTATAATATCCTGAAGATCCAGGCGTATTTTTATATAAATCATGTGATGTATTTATTGTATTTATTTCTTTAGCAGGAACATAAAATACATCACAATAATCATTTCCGGATGAGCGTTGTCCGTAACCAATAGCAACATATTTGTTCCTCTCTTCAAACTCCGTTTTTAGACTAATGTGACTATGATGTAGCGTATCCATAGTATGAACTAATTCTTTAAATGTTTCATCATAACCAATTGTTAAATCAGACAATTTATCATTTAACAATTCTATATTATATAACGCGTCTTTATTACAACTCTTTATTAAAGACATTTGTTCTTGGATTTGACTTGTTAGTTCAGACAAAGTATGAGAATTATTAGACACTTGATTTTCCGTGGTATACATTCTCTCGCAAAATAACTCCATATTATCTAACATGTCTTTATGATTGTTCTTAGCATAGGCTATTTCTTTTTCGCACTTTTCAATTTGTTGCTTTACTTGACATTCAAACAAAACTAATTTGTCTTCTAATGTTTTATTTTCCTTATCTATTAAAATCACATGTGTAGTCAAATCCTCTAATTTGTTTGTTAGTTCGCTATCTAAATTAACAAACATTGCATCAATATATTTTTCTGATTGGTATTTAGTTAAGGTTATTTCTTCGTGTTGTTTTGCTACCGTTTCGTAGACAATCATTTTTAACTGGGCATTTTCTGCCTCTAATTTTGCTAACTTGTTGCCCATACTATCAAACGTATCGCCGACCATTGTCTCCATTCTTGAAACCCATTTAGTATCCAATCCGGACAATTTATCATCCATATGTTTAATTGTCTTTTTACATTCATAATTTATTTTCCATAATACAAAGGTTATAAAACCCACAAAAACCAGTGGATACAAAATGTTACTAAAATTGGGTTGACTAATAGGTTCAGTATAATTCACGATTGACGTCATTTCTTAATTGCTTAACAATTCATATTTGTTAGTTTTCATTTCAATTTTTTATCCAATCTTGTTTCCGATCTTATTAAGTAAATCTTCACTATACACTAATTTACCGGATGGTTTATAAGAATTAATGGGTGTATATTTTTTACTGTTTTTAATTTGTTGTAGCAAACCGTCTTGTTGTTGTTGAGCCATTTGTTCTTCATTTTCTTCCAAATTTTCTTCCTCTATTTTTTCTCCATATTCATTTATAACTATACCCGTCTTCTTTTTGATTTCATTTCTTACGTATGATGGCACCCAATGGTCCCAACCTATAAGCAATGTATTCGGATGAAAGTATCGTACATTGAAGCCGTTTTCTTGTAATGTATTCATTAAATATGCTATACATCCTGCCTGGTCGTACTTTGGTACACCTATGATTATTTCTGGAACCACAAACCAACAAAATTTTTCATGGATATTGTGTTTTGCAGTTGTCTTTATCCTTACATGAATACGATTCAATAACTTTTTGAAAAGTTCTAATTTACCTAGGTCTACTTGTCGTTTTTTTTCGTAAAGTTCGTCAATATTTAGTTTTTCAGAGAAATCAGAAAAATTTTCTAAGGTAAAAATATTTGCCATTTGCTTATTAAGAAGAAAAAAATTTGACCACATTTGTTATTTTTAATTCTTTCTTTGTTGTAAAAAGTATATAAATATACTTCTTCATTTGTTAGTATGACAATAAAACATTTAGTAATAAGCGGAGGAGGTCCACTTGGTCTAAGATACTTGGGCGCGTTAGAGAAGTTAGAACAAAAAGGATTTTGGAAATTACATGATATTGAGAGCATATATGCTACATCTATTGGCTCCATCATTGCATCATTCATATGTTTAAAATATGATTGGGATACTTTAAACACATATATTATTGATAGACCTTGGCACGAAGCATTCAAAGTTAATGTAAAACAAATTTTTGATTCTTACTACAATAAGGGACTATTTGATAAAAAGTTAGCGGAAATTATTTTTAAACCTTTGTTAGAAGCCAAAGATTTGTCGCTTAATATTACTCTGAAAGAGTTTTATGAGTACTCTAAAATAGATTTGCATATATTTACCTTCGAATTACATGAATTCAAAACAGTAGAAATATCACACAAATTATTTCCCGATTTAAGACTTTTGCAAGCATTAACAATGTCATCTTCTTTGCCTGGTATTTTTATACCTACTATTATAGATAATAAATGTTACATTGATGGAGGAGTCATGTGCAATTATCCCCTCAATTATTGTTTAAGAGACCACGAAAACAGAGATGAAATACTTGGAATTAGAAGCGCTTACGATAAAGAATGTGATAATTTTAAAAATGTCCAAGTAACTTCTGAATCTTCCTTACTGGAATATGTTATGTGCATTACTATTAATTCTATGAATTATATTAGAGACAGCGTTCAACCCGATAATATTGATAACACTGTGCGTTGTTATATTACAGATAACCCATTGACACTAGACACCATTCAAGAGGCTATTAAAAATAAAGAATTGCGGCGAGAATGGATTAAAAAAGGAAAAGAAGATGCATTAGAATTATTAGAAAAAAATAGTAACTAATTTTAGGAAAAAAGTTATTATTTAGGAAAAAAAAGTTATTATTTAGGAAAAAAAGTTATTATTTAGGAAAAAAAGTTATTATTTAGGAAAAAAAAGTTATTTTAGGAAAAAAAGTTATTTTTAGTTATTTTTTTTGTAAAATAATTAATATTAGTTAATATTATAATGAGCAAAGTTCACACGGATACTGCCCATAACTACTGCGTTGAATGCGAATGCGTTCATGGAGACAATTGTCTCGACACTTGTTCTGATTATTCGGATATTATCCACCCTTGTCATTGTAAATGCTGTAAAGGCGATAGAGGAGACCCTGGTCCAAGGGGAGACAGAGGTGAAAAAGGCGATAGAGGAGACCCTGGTCCAAGAGGAGACCGAGGGTGCAATGGAGAAAAGGGATGCAAAGGAGATAAAGGCGACAAGGGAGATAAAGGCGACAAGGGAGATCAAGGAGATAAAGGCGACAAGGGAGATCAAGGAGATAAAGGCGACAAGGGAGATCAAGGAGATAAAGGCGACCAAGGAGATAAAGGCGACAAGGGAGACCAAGGAGATAAAGGCGACCAAGGAGATAAAGGCGACCAAGGAGATAAAGGCGACCAAGGAGATAAAGGCGACAAGGGAGACCAAGGAGATAAAGGCGACCAAGGAGATAAAGGCGACAAGGGAGACCAAGGTCCTGAAGGTCCCCAAGGTCCTGAAGGTCCTGAAGGTCCTGAAGGTCCTGAAGGTCCTGAAGGTCCCCAAGGTCCTGAAGGTCCCCAAGGTCCCAAGGGAGATAAAGGTGACCCTGGTGTTATGGCACCGACATTTATTAACGTGTATACTAGCACAGTCCAATTTATAGCGGCAGAACAACCAGTCATTTACGACGCAATTCTTAATCAAATGGGCAATATTGGTCATGTTCCTTTTACATCCCAAATCTGTATTTGGCAACCAGGATATTACTATGTAACTACAGTTCTTCATCATATTGAAGCTTGTCAGTTTGCTATATTTTTAAATGGAGTCATGTATTCTTTTCCGTTTTCTTCCCCAACTGGTGCTACTGGATTAAGTCATAATACGATAATTTATATTAGTCCAAATGATATAATGATGCCTTGTCCTATGGCTCCCGGTGGATTAGCCGCATATCTAGAAACTGTTAATCATACATCTTTTAACCCATTAATTAAATTGAATAATCCTGGAGGTTCCGCACCAAACGATATATGCTCTTCAATGAGCGTTATATTATTGGCATAAAATTTACATTTGAGTGTTTTGAGGAAATAAATTTTTGCTTATAATCTCATCTAGTGAAGATACATTAGTTTCTATTACTTTTATGTCGTTCTGAAATTTGTTTCTAGGAGGAGTAATTATGTTTATATTTTGTTGAGTATAAGTATCAGTAATAGTATTGTTTTTTATATTAGTACCAGAATTGTTTTTTATATTAGTATCAGTAATAGTATCAGTAATAGTATCAGTATTAATAATTTTTTTAATAATATCTAGTTGTTCTTGTAATTTTTGTTTGTCTAATTCCAATTCTTTAATCTTGTTTTTATATTGGTTCGTAAGTTTAACAATTTCTAAAATTTCAGATAGTTTTAAGTCAAATGTTGGTTTATTGGTAGAGTCTTCATTTGGCAAAACAACTATCTCATCTAAGTGGTGATTAACAATATTCATAACACAACTTTTTTTCTTATTTTTGTGTTGATTTAAATGCTGAGTAGTTTTAAATTCTTTTTTACAAATAGCACAAGAAAAGTAGACCATATATATATATAATATATATATTTGTATTTATTTTTAAATATAAATATTTTTTTTTATTTTTTTATTATTCATTTATTTTCCACTTTTATTAAGTTATTATTTTCTAAATAAATATATTTATAAAACAGTGTTTAAAAATTGGGTCATAGTAGATTTAGTTGGTTTTGCATCGTATTCAATAACCTGATTATCTTTTAGCAACTTAATAGTAGGATATCCCTCAATATTGTATTTATCCATCAACTGACTAATATCTTCACTTTCATTCGTACAATTATATTCGATAAATGACAAAGTGTAACCATTTATTGTTTTTCCATCATATTCTTCTTTTAATGAATCCCATTCAGGTTTAGCGGTTTTACAATGAGGACACCAATCAACGTAAAATAACATGAGAGTCGCTGTTTTATTTGAATTTTCATCTGTTGGAATATTTTCTCTATTTGCATGAAAAGACGTTTTTGTATCGAGATATTGTTTATAAGTATAGTAAGCAAAAAGGGATAACACCAATACAACAACTATAATAGTAATAGTTTGCCAAGTCATAAACCCAGTTATTCTTTGCATTAGTGTAGGTTGTCCACCTGTTTTTAAAACACTTAATCCTGTAATAGGAGGAGTAAAAGTATTATGTCTAACAGAACTCATTATATAATGATTAGAATAAATTAAAATATCGTTAAACGAATAAATCTAGGATAGATTTATTATAATCTATTCTACATTAATTTGTTAAAAGATGCCTCTTCTAATTACAGAAATCATAAGAACTAACAAAAAGAAAGAAAATACATAACTACATACAATATTAGTTTTTACTACGTTCCAATTTCCTGAAGTAATATTAACTCCAAAATTTTTTGAAAATTTGTTAGTATTGCTTACATTATAATACAATGTATATCCTAAAAGTATTATTATAATGATTTTTCCAAAAATAGAAGATATTAAAAATGTATTTAGCGGAGTCATCATAAATAATACGATTAGAAACATGGATATAGCGACACACATACATACATTTTGCGTTGATTTCGCATATTCAAGAATCAATTGGGTAGACATTAAAATATAAGTATATTTTATTTTTTATACTTATATTATAAAATGACAAAAACACGTAAAAATACTTTTTCAAATGGAAAAACAAGAAAACAAAAAAAGATTTTTAACAAAAAAGATTTCTACTCTGGTGATGGCTTCTTAACTTCAGTTTGGGGGCCACCTTTTTGGCACACACTTCATACGATAAGTTTTAATTATCCTGTTAAACCAACTCCAGAACAAAAAAAACATTACAGAAACTATATTCTTTCATTGCAAAATGTATTGCCATGTGGAGCATGTCGTAAAAATTTAAAAACAAATTTGAAACATTTGCCTCTAACTATGAAAAATATGGCATCTAGAGATACATTTTCTCGTTACATTTATAATTTGCATGAATTAGTAAATAGAATGCTAAACAAGAAATCAAATTTGTCGTATTGCGATGTTAGAGAACGTTATGAACATTTTAGAGCAAGATGCGTCGACGAGACACCAAAGATCTTTAAATTTTCTGATATTAAAACAAGAAAAAATAATAAAGAAAAAGGGTGCACTGAGCCACTATATGGTAAGAAAGCGCGTTGTATATTGAATATAGTTCCACAAGAAGAAAAAGGACAGAGCATCCAAATAGATAAAAAATGCATTAAATATAAGCAGTTGTAGTAAAAATCATTTGCAACATTTTTCATATCAGATTCTGTATTACACCTTTTCTCTTTGAAAATGCCTATTCTGGACACATAATATATTATATAAATATGTAAACTTAAACATATTTTTACATATTTATATTTTACACAAAGTTATTATAGGATAATAACTAGCCATCGCAATTTATTTTGGGGCGTGTAGGGGTGTCTCCGCAATTAAATCCCAAATCCAGAAAAATCGGTTAAAACCGGGATAGGCATATAATTTTGGTTAAACGCGTTATAATTAGGCACTTTTTTGCAGTCAAAAGCAGGTTCAGGACAACGAGCACAAGGAGGACAAGGAGGGCACTTATTAGCGTCAAAATTGTCAGGGCATATAGGGTCAGGACATCGTGGACACACCGGAGGAACTACCTGTGACTTTAATATATACAAATCTTCATCTCCTGGAGGGATTTGAGACCTAGGAATTCCAGGTGGTAATGAATCGTAATAGTCATTTATTTCACCCGGTCTGTAAGTATTATTATCAACTCTTTCTGCTGGAGTATAAGTATTATTATCAACTCTTTCAACTCGGCTATAAGTATTGTTGTCAACTCTTTCTGCTGGAGTATAGGTATTATTATCAACTCTTTCTGGCCGGCTATAAGTATTATTATCAACTCTTTCTAGCCGGCTATAAGTATTATTATCAACTCTTTCTGCTGGAGTATAAGTGCTGGCATCAGCATAATATTGATTAATAGTACTATCATAACCTGGGTTGGCATAAGTGTTATCTCCCGTATAAACTACCTTAGAACCACTTGGCGTTGTAATTTCAATCGCTTTATTACCATTACCATCTGTAATCATTTTAGCAGAACCCCCATTTGGACCATAATACACAGATACATTAGGGTCACCAGAAGAAGTATCAATATAATAAACTTCTGTAGAACCATTTTTGTTAGTTATAACAATCGTATTTTCATTTTCAGTCTTAACAACTTTTGCAGTTCCTTCATCAGGCCCATAAAAAATAGTAGGAGATGAGGAACCATCATAATGATTATAATTATCATAATTATTAGTATTTACAGCGGTTCCATACTGTGTACTAGCGGTTGAGTTTCCTGTATTTTGATTATTTGTTAGAGTCAAAATAATATTTCCATTACTATCCTTAATTTGAACGGCGGTCGCTCCATTGGTTGTTTGCTTTATAATAGCGGTCGCTCCATTAGGTCCAGTATATACATCTGTATCTGTGTATGTATATGTATTAGATACTCCATCGCTTGTCGTAACAACTAAAGTATCGTTTCCATTTGAATCAACTTGGATAACAGCGGAAGCCCCATTAGGTCCATAATATACCGTAGTGCTTTCCATACCTTCTATACAACCTCTTCCTCCTAAAAAGGAGCATAATATTAAGCCTAATAATAAAATTACAAAAAGTATTAATAATTCGCCATTCATCGTATAATTTATATAGTGAAAAAACTTTTACACCTTTTAAAAAATGTTATTTAAAAAATTGATTTAATATTTTACTTATTATATTCTTGTTAAATATATACACTTAAAATGTCTGCAAAGAAAAACGATAATTGGGTTTCCGCTGTTATTATTGATGATGATTCCGAAAGCAAAGAGGATAATGAATCATTTGAAATAATTCCAGCGTCAAAAAAGAAAGCAACAGAAGTTATAAAAGAAGAAAAAGATATTCAAAGAAAGAAGAGAAACGTTCAGCAACCATTGAAGAAGTATTTTAATGAAGACGTAAGCGTTATTGAATGCGGAATTGATGAAGCCGGACGTGGACCAATGTTTGGACGTGTTTATGCTGGGTTAGTTGTTTTACCTAAAGATGATTCATTCGACCATTCGCAAATGAAGGATAGCAAAAAATTTCACAGCAAAAAGAAAATAGAACAAGTCGCAGAATATATTAAAAAGAATGCAACCGCTTGGGCGATCGAATATGAAACCGAACAAACAATTGATAATATTAATATATTGCAAGCAACTCAATCAGCAATGCATAAATGTATTAAAAGTGTGTTAAATCAATTAAAATTAGAAGATACAAGTAATATGCTTTTGTTAGTTGATGGGAATTATTTTAAACCATATTCTCTGATTAATTCGAGCAAAACAAAATTAGAATATATTAAATATCAAATGATAGAAGGAGGTGATAATAAATATACATCAATCGCTGCGGCATCTATATTAGCAAAAGTAGAAAGAGACAAATATATAGAAGAACTTTGTTTGCAAAATCCAGAATTAGTTGAACGTTATGGTATTGATTCGAATAAAGGATATGGTTCTAAAAAACATATGGACGGCATAAAACAATATGGTATCACTAAATGGCACAGGCAAACATTTGGAATTTGTAAAGAATATTGCTAAAATACTTTTGTAAAACTGAAAATAATATAACAATTTTTTTATACAATTATATTATTATATTATGAATGGTAAAAATACTTGTTTTGATACGGAAACAACTGGATTGCCTCCGTTTCAAATATTTGAAAAAAAATATCCTCCAGAAAAAAGGTGGTTCTAAAAACACAGGAAACGCTAAGCGGAGCACATATCACAAATTTCTTCATGTTCTTCGGCATTTTCTAAAGGCTCAATGGTAAATTGCTGAGCCTGATGTTTTGCCTTTCGTCGTAAATAATATATACCCGTTTTTAACCCCTTTGACCAAGCATAAAAGTGCATAGATGTTAATTTATTGTAAACTGGGTCTTCCATCCACAAATTTAAACTTTGACTTTGACAAATAAAAGAACCTCTATCCGCTGCCATATCAATAATATGTTTCATTGGTATTTCCCAAACTATTTTATATTTATTACGAATATGCTCTGGTAAAATATTTAGTTGTTGCACTGAACCTTTATTTGCAATAATATTGTTTTTTATTTGCTCATTCCATAATCCCATTTGTATCAATTCTTTCATCAAATATTTATTTACAACCACAAATTCCCCCGCTAATGTTCTTCTTGAATAAATATTACTTGTAAATGGTTCAAAACATTCATTGAAGCCAAGAATTTGTGATGTAGATGCGGTTGGCATTGGAGCAACGAGCAATGAATTTCTAAGTCCATATTTAACTATAGATTCTTTTAACTTTAACCAATCATAACGATCTGAAGGCGTTGTAGACCAAAGATCAAATTGCAAAATACCTTGTGAAGCAGGCGAACCTTCAAATGATACGTATGCTCCAAGCAAATCTAAATCAGTTCGTTTTAAACAATTGTATTCATAGGTGTTTATATGCGACAATAGATTATCTCTTGGTCCATTTAATAGAGATTTGAGAAGTTTAGTGCGTTCTAAAGCCAAATCATTGCTTTTTACCAAAGCAGCATAATAAATAGTTTCAAATATTAATTTGTTTAATAGTTTAGCATCATCTGAATGAAATGGAATATCTAATAAAATAAATGTGTCTGCCAATCCTTGGACTCCTATTCCAATAGGTCTATGTCTAAAATTACTCTTTTTAGTTTTTTCTGTCGGATAAAAGTTAATGTCAATGATCCTATTCAAGTTATTTGTTACAACTTTTGTCACATTATATAAACCATCAAAATCAAATTTTTTAGAAATAGAGTCAACAAATGTAGGCAACGCAATAGATGCTAAATTGCAAACGGCAGTTTCTGTTGCGTCTGAGTACTGATTTATTTCACAACATAAATTTGAAGACTTTATGGTACCAATATTTTTCTGATTAGATTTCTTATTTGAAGCATCTTTATACAACAAATAAGGGGTCCCCGTTTCCATCTGTGCATCCAATATGGAGAACCATAAATCACGCGCCGCAATAGTATGTCGTGCCTTACCTTCGCTCTCATATTTCTTATATAGTCGTTCAAATTCGTCTCCATACGCGTCAGACAAACCAGGACACTCGTGTGGGCACATTAGAGACCATTGTCCGTTTTTTTCGGCAACTCTTTCCATAAAGAGGTCAGACACCCACAACGCATAAAACAAGTCTCGTCCTTTCATTTCTTCGTCTCCGTGATTTTTACGCATTTCCAAAAAGTCAAAAATATCGGCATGCCATGGTTCCAAATAGATGGCAAATGATCCGTTACGCTTCCCTGATTGGTTCACGTAGCGGGCCGTATTATTAAAGACTCGCAACATAGGCACAATTCCATCAGTGGTTCCATTAGTTCCTTGAATATGGCTACCTTTAGCTCTAATATTATGAATATGTAGACCAATTCCACCCGAGTATTTAGAAATGCTCGCGCAGTCCTTCAACGTATTAAATATACCATCAATACTATCATCTTCCATAGAAATTAAATAACACGAACTCATCTGTGGTCTTGGAGTTCCAGCATTAAATAACGTTGGCGTAGCATGAGTAAAAAATTTTTGAGACATTAAATCATATGTCTCCTTCACTAATTTTAAACATTCTTCCTGATTTTCACAATTCAAATCACCATGGATACCAACCGCTACACGCATCCACATATGTTGCGGTCTTTCAATAATGACATTATTATGTTTAAAGAGATATGCTTTTTCTAACGTTTTAAATCCAAAATAGTCAATCAAATAATCTCTATCGTGGACTATCATTTCATTTAATTTTTCAGAATGTTGATATGTAAAATCCCATAAACGATAAGAAACAAGTGGTTTATTGATGCCATTTTTATCTTTGAATTCATATAATGTTTGCATAACATTTGAGAATATAGGGTCTGTATTTTTTTGATGATTAGATACAACTATACGTCCAGCCAATGTTCCATAATCCGGATTTAAAGTAGACAAAGCGGCACATTGTTGAGCAGCCAATTCATCAATCTTTGTTGTTGGAATAATATCATATAATTGGTCAATTACTTTCATAACTAATTGCTGGTAATTAATATGTATCCCTGCTTCTAATCCTAATTTTTTTATTCGATTTAAGATTTTATCAAATGCAATTTCCTCTAATTCCCCATTCCTTTTCGTGACTCTCATATCAATAGATTCCATATTTATTAATATATGATAGTTTAATTTTAAGTTTGTTTGTTTATATATATTTATTTATGTATTTATAAATGATCGGTATTTTTTTATAGCATTATATTATATTATATTATATTATATAATGAAAAACATTTTTCTAGGAAGTATTATATTTTTAACATTAATATTAGTATTGGGATTATTTTTTGCTCCATTTATAAAACAACTAGAAGGATTTAGTAGTTTGTTATCTCCGGGTCTATATCCTAAATCACAAGACAGAGTTATATTAGATGATTATCCACAAATAGGAAAAAATGAAACATCAAATAATAATTATAGTGATATTTGGGTTGACTACCCTGTGCTGCCATTGGCTTCGTTTAAACAAATAACAAATAATTTGCGATATCACGAAAATCCGGATGAAGGAACATGTGTTAGAGCGGACTTTTGTGGCGCGTTATACAAAAATAAAAAAGTGCCGTCAAATGTTGTAAATCCGTTGCCGCCAGCAGAAGAAGGGTCGGGAGCACGTGTAGGATATTTTAGGAGCGAACCGAATGAATTGTATTTCTCTATTCCGACGAATCAAAATATATTATATTGAAAAAACAATTTAAAGACATTTTACCATATTTTATTTGGTAACTAATACATTAAATATCCAACTTTATGTCAAGTTCTGGTTCCTTCTTTACAACAGTAATTTTCCCAGTTTCCCTGTTAAATTGTAGCAAACAACCACCACTCGGTTTTGTAGTTAGGTCAACAATGTTTTCGCGTTTTTGTCTTTTATTTGGTGCCCTATGTTCGTAACCACTTACTCTCTCTTTTTCAACTGTTTGCCAAAGCGTTTCTAATTCGTATATATTATCTTTAAACCATTGTCGATTTCTGCACACAAGCACACAACTTAAGTGTTCTAATTTCCAATAAATTGTCTTCATATAAGTATACAGAAACTTTGGATTACAAGTGTAATGTTCTACATTCTTATCATTCCATGATTGTATATCGTCTGGATGAATAAAGTCTAATGGCTTATACACATAAAATGGTTTGCCTTCTTTTGTATGAAAGTAAATAATTTGGCCTTTCGGTTTCTCATCTTTTGATAAACAACTATTTTGAAATTCTATTCCGTCGTCGTCTTCATATAGGTCATCTAAACTATCCTGCATATAACAAGTGTAATCAGGATATTCAACAAATTTGGTTTCTAAAAAATCGCATTCATCTAGACCACAGACTTCCATTTGAAGTTGCATTTGGATCCAATATTCTTTTTTAGGTATTCCATCTATTTCTCGGTTGACAATATTTTTGATTTCTAACATACGGCCATAACGTGGCGAGTTAACGTCAACGTTAATTCCATCTGGAGATGCCCCTAGAAACGCATAAGTATCGTGTTGAATACATCCAAAATCTTCTACTTTTGTATTATATTTATGCTCATATACTTTCACAGAAAGAGGTTCATATTTTTGTCCCCAGTGAAGTGTTGTATTTGTATTTACCATTACGACTTCTTTTATTACTTTTATATCGTCTGTTTCTTCTTCGGAATTATCGTCTATATACAGACTTTGATTTAGAGGTTGACACTTTTCGTAAATGAGTTGATTTTGTGTCGATTGATTTTCAAATGCTTTATATGCGTTTGATGCGGTTATTAGATTATGACGAAATTCATACCATTCTTTAGTTCTTTGTATTGGTTGTGGTTTGCTTCTTAAAATGTTGATTTGTTTTTCAACATTTACTACAGAAGGTTGAATTAAGATAATAGTGTCTGGATAGGAACGAGGCGGTATATAACCGTTGAAGAAATCTGTTTTTGCGTGTTCGATTATTTCTTCCATTTCATCTTCTGCTTCTTCTGTATAAAATATATCAAAATCAAAATGAGAATGCATTAGTTCTTTAATATTTTCATCAAATATTTCGTCAAAATCAGGCTCAGAAATTAATTTAGGATGATGTTTAATAAATTCATCCATTAGGTAAATACATGTTTGATATAATTCTAGCGACTCTTCGTTATTGAAGAATTTTGGCTCCTCTTCAGGAACAATTTGTTCCGTAACATCCATTAAATCATTGTTGGTAGTTTGATTATCCATTCTATTAATAATATAGTCAATTGTTTTTATATTATAAAAAAATAATAAATTCAATTTTTTATCCAGTTTTTAGAAAAGGTTTTACTTAATCATCTTTTTCAGAATCGGAATCGTTTGCCTTTATATTTTTAGCGGTTCCTTGTTTTTTCTTAGGAGCAAGACCTCTCAAGGTTGAAACGCGTTTATCTATATTTTTCAAGGTAAAATGATTTGTGGGTTTATTAAAATGTAAAGCAGGAATGTCTTTAATTTCACCTGTTTCTTTATTATAGTTAACATCTTTAACTCTTTGTAATTTTTTTTTATCTAAGCAATCTCTAAAAAACGCAATTAATCGTAGATAATCTTCTTCAGACAAATTATGTTCTTTTTTATAATTTTCTGCAAACAATGTCAATTTTCTTATTTTAGCGGTTTTGTCAAGTTTACTCCAAGGTTCAATGGAATTGGTTATTTTTTCGTTTTCAAGAAATTTATCTAAATTAGCAAGGTCGCTGGAAGATTTACTTTCAGGCCAAGGTACACCAT